CCCTTGAGCAGGCTAACCAGGCAGTTCTGGATGTGATTGGTCTGGGTGCGCTGGTGGAGGCGCTCCAGGCGCTCATGACCGAGTTTGCCAGGGACATTGATGTGATGACCTCAGAGTCCATTCACATTCCTGGCTCACAGCGGTTCCGCATGCTTCAGGCACTGGTTGGGCAATGGGAAGTGGAGTACCGCAAGCATGCCAACAACTTGAACATCGGTCCAGAGCGTATTGACCAGTTCAGCCTGCGCCGTGTGTCCCGTACCACGAACCGCCTTGTTCCCCTGTACCAGTCCAAGGAGTTCGGCGACTACGGCCCGATGGAGCGCATCTTTGCCGAGCCTTCCGAGGGCCATATCCTTATTGAAGAGGCGGACGAGCCGTTGCGTGAGGATGTCTTGATTGACACCGACCCACCGACCGCCTACACGAGCAACGCTTACTACTGATGGATATCCGCAGAGAAGTAGGGCTAATACGCAAGCACTACCGCCAGTACCAGACCAGCAACGGCGAGACGGTGGTGTGGTTTGAGTTTCTGCCCCTGGGAACCAACACATCCACCTCTTCCGTGTACGACGATGTGTACGACGAGGGTACCCCTGGTACGGGTGGTCGCAAATACAAAACAGGAGTTGTGGTTCCTGTCCTGATGATTACAGAGGCTGAGGACCAGAAGCGCTCCATTCCAGAAGGCCGTCAGGCGGTCCAGTTGGCCAACTTTGTGGCCTCCATCCAAGACTTCAGGGATGCTGGCGTCACCGCTCCTTACGAGTACAAGAACCACCTGAATGACATGTTCCTGTATGACGGACGGTACTTCTCGGTGGTGTCCTACCGTGTCCGTGGTCGTGCCAAGGACGACATGCTGGTGGTCGTGGAGGGCATTGAGGTCTACATCAACCAGGAAATGCCCTTTGACACAGGTCCCGAGGCATACAGCAATCAGAACCTTCCCTGGCCAGCCACGCTTCCCCAACTCTGATAAAATTGGTTTAACCTTGGTGAGCGCCAAGGGGTCCAACGCCTAGTGCCCGTAGGGGAAGCATGACCTCTCTACAACCGCATACTTCCAAGGGTACTAAGCCAGTTATCTCGGGTAATTTTTCCCTTGCTTCCATGTACGAAAAGTTCCTGGGGAACCTGGATGAGCACATCTCCAACACCCTGGCCAATATCTCCAAGGAAGAGGAACTGTCGTTCAAGAATCGTTTGAACGAGACCCCTGATTGGAAGCACACCCAGGAGAGCGCTCGGGTTTCCTTGACGAAGTCCAGCATTGACTTTTCTGTGGACCATGAGGACGCACAGGACCTGGAGCACGGGAACCCGTTGACAAAGAAGACGGCCTCTGGTCTTATCCGTTCCCAGACGAGGAGACGGTCGGAAGAGGTCGGAACGGGCTTGGTTGACCGCATTGTGGAGGAGGCTCTGGGTGCCTAATCCTGGGTTTCTCCTTGCCGAGGATGCGGCCCTCAAGGGCCGATTCTCAACCATGACGGTCTCTGACGACCGTACAGGGTCACGGCCAGTGCAAGTTTTCTTTCGCTACCCAGAGAGCGAAACAGAGCGCTCCTACCCATTCTTGACTATTGAGATGATTGACATCGTCCATGCCAAGAACCGCCAGCATTCCGAAGTTGAATTGGTATTTGCCCGTACTGGTACACCTCAGGCGTCGCAATTTACCAACAGGCCGAACTCCCTGAAATACTGGCCCAGCCGCAAGAGCAACCTGAACACGGGCACTGGCTCTACCCCATTCCTTACCAGCAACGAGTTCATACCTGTAGACTTGTTGTATCAGGTGTCTACCTTTACCCGTAGCGCCCTCCACGACCGCCAACTCAGCAGTCAAATGTTGAGTACAATTACTCCGTTCCGAAAGGGCTTCATTGAGGTCCCTGAGGACGGCACAATCAGGCGTTTAGACCTTTTGGACTGGACGACTGCGGACCTCCTTGACTCAGAGGCTGGTTACCGCAAGCGTATCTTCCGAAAGATTTACACACTTCAAATGTCGGCTGAGATTCCCTCACTTGACCTTTTCGGGCAGAAGCAGATTACATCCATCACCACAACAGTTGAAGTATCCAACAGTTAGTACCCATAGTCTTCCCAAGGAGTAACAATGACATATTCACGCCCAGGCGTTTACATCACGGAGGGACCGTTCTCCACGAACACCCCTGTGGGACCAGCGGTGACGCCAACCGCTTTCCTCGGCACGGCCCCTCGTGGTCCAGTCCGTTCCATTTCTGGTGGCTACTCAGGTGCCCCCACCCGCATTGAGTCGTGGACGCAGTACAAGTCGGTCTATGGTGACCTGACGAACTCGTCGGACCTCGGCTATGCCGTCTACCACTTCTTCGCAAATGGTGGTCGCACCGCCTATGTGACCCGTGTGGTGGCCCTGGCCGCTGTCAAGGCAAAGAGCGAAAACATCGTCGGCACCATCAATGGTGGCTCGTCCACCACGCTCTTCAAGGTTCAGGCCAAGAGCACTGGTACTTGGGCAAACTATGTGGCCGCTACCTCAACGACCGTCAAGCAGGGCATCCAGGTTGTGGTCACCGCTGGTCAGCGCAACGGCATCTCTGAAACTCTGTCTGGTGGCACTGGAACCCCTCTCACCTTCAACCTTGCCGTGTACTTTGGTGACTCGGCCAGCCCTGTTGAGACTTGGGCAGAGGTGTCCCTGGACCCCGACTCGCCACAATACGCTCCTACCATCATCAACTCGTACTCAAACTACATTGATGTGACGGATGTGGCCGCTGGCCTGACCGCTGGTGTTCCTTACACGATTACCGCCGACACCTACGACATGGGCACTGGCACTGGCTCCACGGCAGGAACCGAGGGGACGATTGCTGACTCTGACTGGGCAAACGCCGTGGATTCTCTGGACACCGTGTCTGGGTCTCTCCTCGTCAACCTGGTGGGCCAGACCTCGGCCACCCGAGTCAACGACGCACTCTCGTATGCTGAGACCCGTGGCAATGCCTTCGTGCTGATTGACCCAGCCACTGACCAGACCACGGTCGCAGGTATCACTGGTCTGGTCGGGACGACCTACAACAAGTCGTCCTTCGGAGCCGTGTACTACCCGCTCCTGAAGATGCCAGACCCCTCCCGTAGCGGTACCGCAACCCTGCGTAGCACCTACCCATGTGGTGCCATCGCAGGTCTGTTCAGCCGTGTGGAGCAGGAGCGCACCGTCGCCAAGGCACCCGCTGGGTACGCCTACGATGTGCGCAACGCACTGGGTCTGACGACCAACTTCACCGACTCGCAGGTCGGGAGCCTGTACGACGCCCATGTCAACACCCTCAAGGTTGTCCCTGGTGGTGGCGTCATCGTCAACGGTGCCCGTACCCTCAAGAAGACAGACATCACGAAGTATGTCCCAGTCCGTCGGTCGCTCAACTATGTCAAGACGAACATGGAGTCCATCGCACAGACCTTCCTGTTTGAGCCGAACGGTGAGCGCACCTGGACCTCGGTGAACACCGCCCTCTCAAACTTCCTTTCTGACTTCTGGGCCGCTGGCGGTCTGAAGGGTCGTAATGTGACGGAGGCGTTCTACATCATCTGTGACGCAACCAACAACCCGTCCTACTCGGTCAACAATGGCGAACTGCACATTGAGGTCGGTGTGGCCCTGCAAACACCAGCCGAGTTCGTCATCATCAACATCAGCCAGTTCGCTGGCGGAACAACCACCACTACAGAGAACCTGTAAGGAGTAAACAATGGCAACAGCAACACGCACAGACCCGCTGAGGAACTTCAAGTTCCAGGTCCAGATTGAGCCTCAGGGTGCCCTCAAGACCCTCAGCCCCAATCTGAACAAACTGGGATTTGCCTCCATGAGCGGACTCGCCGTCACCAACGACCTCCTCGCCTACCGTGAGGGCGGCATGAACACCCACACCCACAAAATGGTTGGTCTGTCGGACTTCAGCGCCGTCTCGTTTGTCCGTGGCGTCTTCGCCTCGGGCGACGAGTTGTGGAAGTGGCAACAGTTCATCCACGCATGGGAGGGCGGTGTCCCGAACGGGAGCGTCGGTATCTCCTCCACTGGTGATTACCGCTGTGACATCGTGGTGAAGGTGTACGACCACCCAACCACCTCCAACGCCTACACCTACTCTGGTGGGGACAGCGTCAACTCTGGTTCGGCAACTGGACCTGGTAATGTCAAGATGATGATGAAACTCTTCCGTTGCTGGCCAGGAAGTTTCTCGCTCGGTGGTCTGTCTGCTGGTGACAGCGGACTCCTCGTGCAGGAACTGACTGTCCACCACGAGGGTTTCGTCCTTGCCTTCAGCCAAGAGGACGCCACCAAGTACAACATGGGTTCGTTCGCCTAAACCAACCTTACAAAAGGACAACTAAATGTCAGAATCACTCGTTGAACTCGCTGAGTCCGCCAACAGGACAATCAGCGGGGAAGCACCACACATTGACACACCGCCCAAGACCTCGGTCTCTCTCATCCGTGGTGTCCTCAACACCGCCACGGAGGAGTGGGAGACATCCGCAACCGTCAGGGAACTGACTGGTGAGGATGAGGAGGCACTGGCGGCTCTGGACGCAGAGCAAGAGTTGACATACAACGACTACATTGGTCAACTGCTGACCAGGGCGGTTGTGTCAGTCGGCTCACAGACGGTGAACAACAACCCCGCACTGATTGATGACCTCATCATCGGTGACCGAGACCTACTGTTCCTCGGGGTTATCAGGGCAACATACGGTCGTTACAGGGAACTGCGCATGACCTGCGGTAACTGCGGAGAAAGCAACGATGTCAAGATTGACCTTGACGAGGACTTCAAGGTACACAACGACGGGAAGGACTTGACCAAGCCCATCTCCGTTGTCTTGAGGGACGGTTCCACCATGTCGTTCAACCTGCCAACGGCTGGTGACAGCCGACTTGCCCTGAAGAGGGCCAAGACGGTGGCAGAGCAGAACACACAAATCGTCGCCCGATGCTTGATTGGGAGCATGGGGAAAGAGGAGAGGGAAGCGTGGGCCAAGAAACTTGGTGTCGCTGACCGAAAGAACATCGTAAAGGCACTTACCTCGGCACAGCCAGGTCCCCGCATGGGGGAGGTGGAGACTCAATGCGCCCACTGTGAGAAGGAACTAACAGTGGTTCTGGATTGGGTCTCCCTTCTATTCGGTTGACCTTCGTCTTATTTACTGGGAATACGAACTGATAGCCACTTCGTACAGTGGTTTTAGCCTAACTGACCTCAAGGGCATGTCTGTTCGTCAGCGTGCGTACTGGTTTGGTATGGCAAAATGGCGTAACAACAATTCTTAGGATGAGACATGGTAGAGATTAACCAAGGCGGTGACGGCACAGACGCTATTGATGCGCTGTCCAGCCGTTCACGCACCTCATCACAAGGTCGTCTCCAGTCAGATACTGCCGCTATTGACAGACTCACTGGTGCCTTTACACGGCTTGAGGACCGCCTCAGGTCTATCAGGCGCACAGCCCGTGAGGCTTTTAGCGCCATCAACGGGATTATCGGGGCCAGTGGAGAAGGTGGGGGAGGGGGAACCCAGCCATCTGGCGCTGTCAGAAACAGTGTTCCAGCGGTAGGAACAACCACACGAAATGCTGTGTCGCAGGGTGTCCGTTCGTTTGTTTCCGCACGAGGTGGCGGGGCCGCTGGAGGGTTGACGGGCGGTTTAACTGGTGGGGCTACGGGCGGAGGTGGTGGAGGTGGCGGTGGAACCATCACCAAGTTCCTCAACACCTTGGCGCAACCCTCAATGGACGCCATGCAGGCAATCAGCAAGAGGGTTGAGCGTGGTGCCGAGTATTCACTCCAGGCAGACCGCATGTCTGTGCAACTCCAGCAGATGTACGGCATGTCCAACTCGCAGGTGCGGAATCAACTGCGCATGCCACTCACTGGCCACTACCTTCTCGGTGGGGGAACGGCAATCAACGACCTGTTGGGGATGCAGGCCAACACTGGTCTGACAGCCGCCAAGCAGGCTTCTAGCGTTGAGGCATTCCGAGCGGTTTCTGGTTTCTCCCTCGGTTCTGGTGATGTCACACGAATGCTCACCACCATGGCTTCCCCAGATGTTGCCAACCGCATGTTCATGATGGGTGGAACGGGCATGTACGGAATCGGTGGAAAGGAGAGGACTGGTATGCAGTCCATCCAAGACATCGTCAAAAGAACTGGTCTGACCAACCCAGAGGCACTGAAGGGTGCTCTCCAGCAGGGTTCAAACACCAGGCAGAGGCTCACCGCCATGGGCGTTCCTGCTGACATGCAGGACATGGTGATTCAGTACGCCATGCAGAACACGCAGTACCAGCGCAAGACTGGTGACAAGTCCATGATGTACGACCCCTCCAAGGAGTCCGACCGAAATGTCATGGACATTGACACCTCATATGCGGTGCAACATGAGAAGACAACTGGCGAGAGGTTGAAGCGTGAAGAGTCTTTCTACGGACGGCAGACAGACAACTTTGCCCGTTTTGAAAAGAATCTCCGTACCTCAACAAAGTTGCTCGGGGCTTTTGAGGATGCCCTCTCTGGCATAGTTGGTCTCGGTATCAGCCTCAAGGGGCACCCCGTCACCAACGCTGTCCAGTACGG